AGGTCGTTTCGGCATAGCCCAGGTAGATCTCGATTGAGCTGCCACGCCGTGGCAATTGCACTTGCCCATCACGGTCGTCGATACGCAACTCAAACTCGTCGGACTCCATGCCCGGCTTGTCAGAGGTGCGCAGCAACAACAGCCGATCGTTGATCTTGGCCGTGACGTCGGCCCCATCGGCGACAATGCGAAACATCGGAGTCATGGTTTTTTCCAATAAAAAACCCGCACAAGGCGGGCCAGAAAACAAGGTGTCGTTACGCGTAACGCGACGCGGCGCCGGCGAAGGCCTCTCCCCGGGTCAATCCCACAAGCTGACGCCTTCATTGGTCGGGCTGGGCAGATCCGGCAGGACGATGATCACGCCCAACCGGAACGGCTGAGGCTCATCGGCCAGCCCCTGATTGGCATCGAGCACGGCCTCGACGCTGCCATTCAGATGGCCGTAAACGTTGTTGCAAATGACATCGAGCATGTCGCCATCAGACGTCCTGCATGTCGTCGCCATAACGCTCAAACTCCAAAGTAAACCCCTGTTTGCGGGGAATCCCGCCGTGCAAAAACGCGCCCTGTTCATCGTTGACCGTCTTCAGGCACCACGTCCCGATCACCTCGCCATAGCCCGTGGTCAGGGTCAGCGGTTGCTGCCTGGCCCCGATGGAACGCAGCGTGTCGAGCTGCTTTAAACCGCCTTTGAAGCCCGGATAGATGGTGCCCTTGAGCGTCAACTTTTCATCGCCAATACCGATGGCCTGCTTCGCCGGCCGGCGCGTCAGCCGCTCCTGCGAAGCCCAGCGGAACTCGGTCGAACGGCTCAGCTCATCAAACGCCGCCGTGTCCAGGTTGAAGTAATACGGCTCAATTTTCGGGTCGCGCGGCTGAATGATCATCAGATGCGGGAACGGCTTCACCGCCTCCGGCGCCGGCGTGGCCTCCACGGCAAAGGAACTGGTGGGCACGATGTTGGCCAGCGACGGGCTGACCTTGCCGGCGACGTTGTTGATTGCCGTGGCCGCCTTGCCCGCCTGTTCCTTCAATGTGCCCAGCCGCTCCTGCACTTCGGCCGCCGCCCGGGTGGCGCGGCCGTACACCGCCGCCACCTGACCGACCTTGGCCTGAGCCGCGTCGACGCCGCGCATCACCCGCTGAAGCTTGGCGCCGATGGCCGGCCCGACGAACGGGATGTTTTCCAGCTCGGACGCGGCGCCGGTCAGTTCGCGGATCGCGCCATTAACCGGGGACAGCATGCCATCCGCGCTACGCCGCCCGGTTTCCGCTGCATCCACCAGATACTTCAGACTTGATTGCATCTGCTCCATGTAAGCCATGAAACCTCCTTAGACATGGGGTTCGTCGTACAGCTTGGCGGCGTTACTCCTCGCCGCGTCCGCCATCATTCGCTGCATGTGCGGCATCAGATCCTGCGCCAAGGTTTGCGGGTCTTTGACATCACCTTGCACCGTGACCGGCATGCTCAGTGAATACTGAAACTGCTGATCCACCTTGGCCGGCTCCGGCTTCGCCGCCTCCTTAGGCTGGATGGCCATCGCCGCCGACTTGAGCGGCGCCGTCACTGCCATCGAGCGCGCGACATCCCCCAGCACCGGGCCTTGCTGCGCCGCTGACGCCATCATGAGCGGCGTGGTCGGCACCGGCGCCTTTGCCGTTTGCTCGGGCTTTTCATCCTCACCGCCGAACAGCGACTTACCCAACGACCCGCCCAGCGCCGCACCGCCCTGACTGCCCAGGTAAGCACCGATCATGCCGCCGATTGCGGTGCCGATGATCGGCACAACCGAACCAATGGCGGCGCCTGCTGCTGCACCGGCCATGGTGCCGGCCAGGTTGCCAGCGGCCGAACCGTAACCTTTGGCTTTTTCGTCCTTGGTCTTGGCGTTTTGAAAGGTTTCAAAAGCCATCTCGCCGGACTCCAGCAGCGTGCCGCCAGGAATGACCTTGGCCGCCTTGCCGACCTTACCGACGGTTCCTGCGACGACGCCGAGCTTGGACAATGCCCCGCCAGGAACGGAAGGGACTGATGGCGATGGGATCGAAACAGGTGGCCGCGAAACCGGAACAGGTGGACGAGGCACAGATGGGCGCGGACCTCTCGAACTCGGCAACGATCGGCGCCGCGCGCTGCGCCTTGACCCACGTCCACGTCGGCGCGATTCGCCCGACGCATCCACACCGCCACCTATAGCGCCGGCATTGACGACGAAAACCTTCTTGACGCCTTCGTTACCTGCACCACTGTCAGTACCAAGGCCACCGCCTGTTGCCGCATCCTTCACCCGCGAAACAACGTCCAGGCCAGTCGCTACCAGATCAAGTTCTCCGGGGTTTTTATTTGGGGCTTCGCTCCCATTCCTGCCACCGCGCGACCCACGCGCAAGGTTTAGCAACCCCCTGCCGATCTTGATCGTGCTGAAGATACCTTTTAAGGCGATCAGCCCCGCCCCGACCGTGGCGATACCGGCAACCACCCCGGGCGCGCTATCCGTCAGCGACGTAATGCCTTTAGTAACCTTGGTCAACGACTCGGCCACGGTGTCCGTCACCGGGCGCAGCGCATCACCGATGCTGCGCATGGCGTCATCCATCGACTGGGCCATTTCCGCCCATTTCTGCGATGACGACTCGCGCCGCTCGGCGAGGTTCTTGTCGAGGATCCCGGTCGCGTCACGCGAATCGTTTTTGAGCTGGCTGTACAGCGCCTTGTTCTGCATGTAGGCCGACAGTGCGGCCTTGACCTGCATGTCGGCGAACAGGTCGCCGGTGCGCAGGGATTCTTCCAGCGAGGCCATCATGGCCTTGGCCTTCTCCGGGTCGGCTTCCTTGCTGATTTTTGACGTGGCTTCGGCCATGGCCGCCGCACGCTTCGGATCGGTCGCCTGAATGTATTTCTGAGCCAGCGCCATACTGGTTTCGAGCGTCGACATGCCGTTTTGCAAACCGGTCTGCATCGACCCCTTGTAATCAATCCCGGCTTTTTCGTACGCCTTGACCGTATCGGTCGAACCGATTTTGCCCATCCAGTTTTTCAGGTTGTTGGCCGCTTCATCCGAACTGCCGGCCTGCTTCATCTGCACCTGCAACATGGCGCCCAATTGCGTCACCGCATCCAAGCCGGTGATGCCGTTGCTGGCCATGTTGGCCAGCAGTTCCGGGAACCACTTGGCCATGTCGGCCGCTTCAAAGCTGCCCGCCTGACCTTGGTAGGCGATCGCTTCCAGCGCCTGCTGCATCTGCTTGGGGTCGGTGATCTTGGCGTTCTGTCCTAGGGCGTTGATCATCTTCGCCGTGTCGACGCCGCTGGATCCCTGCCCCACGACAAACTTGGCCGCGACAGGCGCGTATTCCAGCGCCTTGCTCAAGTCCATACCGGCGCCGACCAACTGATTGACCACGTCGGCCACATCGTTGCGCGCCATGCCGGTATCGCGTGACGTGTCGATGATCTTGCGCGACATCTCCTGCTCTTGCGGCTTGTTGGCAATGCCGGCCTTGATCGCGATGTCACGGACAATCGCGCCAAAATCAGCGCTGACCTTGGCCGGCACCGCCATGGCACCGACACCCACAACCGCAGCACCGACAGCGCCCTTCATGCCCTTTACGCCAGAATCAATCTGCTGATGACCCTTGGCTTTCAGCTCGGCCTTGGTGGCCGTCTGCCCCATCGAGCGATAGGCTTTTTCCAACCGGCCGACCTCGATCCCCTGCTTTTTCAAGCTGTCGAGGTTCGAGTTCAAACGGTTGAGTAATTTGGACGCACCGGCAGCGCCGGTGTCGTGAGCCTTTTTCCATTCTTCGCGCAGGCGGATGGTGTCGCCAATCGTGCGCTGCAGCACCCGCGCTTTATTACCTTCTGCCTCAAGGCGCTTGATGCGCCCGGTCACATCCTTGAACGCGGCGCCGACCGTTGAACTGACGGCACCGCCGATCACCAGCCCGAGGGCGAGTTTGTTTGCCATGTCGTGGCCCTCATGTGCCCAGCACTACCGATGGCGCTCAATCCGTGAGCCACCACACCATATCCGCGAACGGCATCGACTGGATCTCAGCGGCGGAAAATCCGGTTTCCGCCGCCAGACGTTTCGCTGCCGACTTGATAACGCTGGGGTTAAAGCCCGTCGTCGTTGTCCATGCGAAAATAGCCGGCCTGCAAGCGGTTAAAATCCACCAGCTTCAGCCCCTCCAGATCCGCCACACGCGCACCGGACAACGCGGCAAACAACACCAGCTCGCGCTGTTCGTCATCGCCACCCACTTCACGGTTGGCCGCACGCACGTCGCCCACGGTCGGCGAACGCAAGGCCAGCTTGTCGACCGTCACGCCGTTGATCTCACTCGGACACGAAAGCGTTACCAGCACCTGATCGGTGGTCAGCGACAACCACGCCGGCATCGAGTCCGAATAATCGGTTTTCGGTGCCAGGTGCGAATACGCCGTTTGCACGCGGCGATAATCCGTCAGCTTGAGGCGTTCCAGATCTTTCAATCCGACTTCGGCCAGACCGGCGAACAGCATCATTTCGCGCTGTTCATCATCGCCGTTGGCAGCACGATCAGCCGCACGCACTTCACGCACGGTCGGGTTACGCAGGTTCAACGTCTCGACGTCGATGCTATTGGCTTGGCTTGGGCGGGTCAGCGTTACGACGGCACCGACTGCACTGAGCGACAGCCAGGCAGGCAGGGTTTTAGCGATTACTTGAGTCATCTGGATCTATTCCTTACATGCCGAGTGCTTGGCGCACTTCGAGCAGTTGGTCTTTGCCGTCGATCACCTGAATGCCGGCGACCATGTCGATTTCGTACATCAGGCGCCCGTCAATTTCGAGCTTGTAGTACGTGACCGCAACGGCGTGCTTGATCTCGGCAGCATCACCGGCTTTCCAGTCACCGAGATCGACCTCTTTGAGGCGACCGCGCAGAGTGGCAACGACCGCTGTCACCGCGCCCTTTTGGCCCTTGAAGGCACCTCGGAACGTGGCGTTAAACGCCGTGCCGTCAGCCAGGCCGAAGTACTTTAGCGACTCGCGGCGCACGCCCTTGGTGACAAACGAGGCTTCCATTTTCTCAAGCCCCTGATCCATATCGATGGGTCCGGCCATGCCGCCGCCACGATATTCGTCAGTCTTGGTGGTCAGCTTGGGCAGCGTGAGGCTAGGCACGTCGCCGGAGAAGTTCACGCCGTCGACGAACAGGTTGGTGTTGTACAAAGTCTGAGGAATCATTGGTTACGCCCCCTTAGGCTGCTTCAAGCACTTCGGTCATCCACTGATCGGTGACTTCGAAAAGGAAATTCGGGTTTTCTGCCGGCGGCACGTCGGTGAAACGGATACGCCAATACACCTTGCCCTGGGCGATCTGGCTGGCCGTGTTCCGTTCAGTGTCGGCGAACACTTCAAAGTTGATGATCGCGCCCTGTGCTTTCAGGTCGCGCAGGAATGCATCCAGACCGTTGGTGACATCGGCCACATAGGTCTTGGTGATCGAGCGGTCGACCGCCCATTTGTGCCCGGCCTGCACCGCGTCCATGAGGATGAACAGCGTGCGAACGCGAGTAACAAAGGCCCACTTCGGATCGCTCGACAGCGTGCGGTTACCCCACAGGCGATAACCGTCATCGCGAATGATCGTAGTGATATTTGCGTTGTTGAGCAGGTTGGCCCGGCAGGTCTCGTCGCCGTCCAGGTACTCGACCGCGCGGCCGGTGCCGGTGATGCCGGTCAGCTCCTTGTTCGATGGCGAGGCCCAGAAACCGTATTCAGCATCCGTCCAGGCAAACAGGCCTGCAGCCCAAGCCGAGCCGGGCGCGTCGACCGTAGCGCTGGTGACGGTGTCCCAATACTTGACGCCCGGGTCGACCATGAACAGGTTGCGACTGCCGAAGTTATCGGCGTAGGCCATGGCAGCCTCGTCTGTAGTACCCGGCCCGTCGATGATGCCGATAGCACGCAGTTTCTGCGCCACGCTGTCGATGGCCGTGGCCACCGCCTGAGTCGCCGTGTGGCCCGGTGCGATCAGCAATCGCGGTTGGGCGTTGAACAGGCTTTTGCCGTCGAGCAAGGCCTGTAGGCCGGTACGCTGACCCGAGGCCAGCACGCCGCCGATGATCGCCGAGGTTTGCAGCGCGGCGTCTTCCAGCTTGGGCACGCCGATGGCGACGATCACGGCCTTGGCTTTGACGTAAATCGCCTGACAGGCCTTGGTGATGGCCGAGTCGGCACCGAACGCGGCAATGGCTTCGCGCTCGGTGGTGATCAACTTCAGTTCGCCGGCTTTCGCCGTACCGCCGCCGAGTTGGCCCGGGGTAAAGGTGTCGCACAGGCCGATAATCGACGACGACGGCAGCGAGATGGTGCGCGCGCCGGTGTCCACCACCGTGGTCGTAATGCCGTGAAATAAACCACTCATAAGGGTCAGTCTCCAGAAACGAAAAAGCCCCGCATAAGCGAGGCTGTGAGGGTGTGCGTGTTACGCGTAACGGAAAAGAAAACGCCCCGTCAGTGCGGGGCGTTTATTGCAGTTGGTCAGTCAGCCAAAGAGGAGTCGGCGGTCGGTGGTCAATCAATGGAAAACCACCGAACTCCGGCCAGTTGCGCAGCGCTCGGCGGTACCCCTGAAGCTCGGAATATTGCTCAGCCGTCAATGTCGTATCGGCGCCTTCCTCCAGCTCGTCTCGGTGACGACTCACTACGCCGTCAGTCACTAAAAGCTGTTCGTCTCGCCATTTGCGCTCAATTGCTGCGCTCGCCTCGGACGAGCGCGGCGGCAGATCAATCAACACTGGAAAGCCTTTTGAATCGGCTGCGATGAGCTTTCCAGAGGCCTGCCCCTCCAACAAGGATTGGTGTTCCTCCGACGATATCCTCACCACATCAGCCGGAAAGTCGGAGGAGTCGTCGTAAAACCCGCCAGTTAATGCCGAGTAAAGCATCTTCATTTCTCAATACCCTATCGCTATGAATCTGACGTATTGCGCCTGAACATCAGGCGTTTCAGCAGAAAAGCGCGTGGTAGTCAGATTGCGAATAATGGCTGGCAAATTTGCTCTAGCACCATGGTGCGTTACGACTACAGAGGCACAAACACTCGGGAAGGCTCGGGGGAACGTAATGTACGTGTCTGCCCCTGTACCTGCAGCATCATTACCGTCATTCGCCATCGCAATCCCTTGCCCCCACTGGATAACAAGACCACCAAGCCAGCTCGGAAAAACAATCCAACCGTTTACGGCCTTGAGAATTGAAAATCCCCATCGCATCTTTTTCGGCGTCACTATCGTGGCGTCATCGGCGCCGGCGTCCGTCAGTTCCTGCGTTGCAATCTTGGCGGTGCCCAGCTTGATTTCTGTCGCCTGCGTCGCCAAAGCCGCGAGCGCGGCAATGTCGATATTTCCCTGATTGATTGGCGCGTTCCACGCCTTAATGCACCACATCACCGCCAAGTTGCGCGGGCGCGTCTCAGCTCCACCAAAAGCTTCAGTACTACCTGAGTCACTTGTCCCGCCGGTGATGAAGTCTGCGGCACCCGTACCATATTGCGCGCCGTTTCCATCACTTTTTAACCTGTGAATGTGAGACTTGATATCGTCAGCCTGCCAACTACCAAGCGACCGCCCCGAATCCACACCGCGCCCATGATCCCAACCACGCAGGAACTCGCCGCGCGACTCCGGCAGCCGGAAATTGCCAGCACCCTCGTCGCCCTTGTTGAACGCCGCACCGAGAAACGCCGCCAGATCGGGATAGACCGCAATGCTCTTAACGCTACCGTCCAGCTCCAGAAACCCGGGCGCCACCTTGTCCAGCGGAAAGGCGATAGTGGCACCTACCGGCAACGCCGAGGCCTGGGCAATCATCGCCTCGATCTCGGTTTTGGTGTAACTGTCCTTGATGCCCATCTTGGCCAGCGTGTCCGGGTTGTCGCCGGACACCACCACACCGCGATCATTGACCTTGACCCGCGTGTATTCGCCGGGGATTTTGTTCTTCGGCAGCACTTCCAGAATCGCCGCATCGACGTAAGCCCGCGAAGCCAGCACAATCGCTGGGTCAATCTTGAGCTGAATGTTGCCCGTGCTGGTGACAATGAAGTTCATGCGCACGATCTGCGTGCGGCCCGAGCCTTGCGACAGCAGCGGCTTGAAGCTTGGCGCGCAGTTGGCCACCGCCACCAAGTCGCCGTCCGCATCGTAGAGGCCGATTTCGCGGATCCACTTACCACCCTCATCGGCGGGAATGATTTGCTCGGCGATGATCACCGCCGGGTTGACCGGGTCGATCTTCAATTGGTTGAGCGGCTTGCGGCGCCACTCGTTGATCAGCTTGGTTTGCGACGCGCTGGGGACCGGCTCGGTGCCATTGGCATCACCCACGCCCATTTGCGTGATCAGCCAGGGAATGCCGAGCGCGTCGGCGTTCGCTTGCTTGGCCATCCCCACGTTCGTGAGGATCGCGAAAAACTGCGAGTTCGCATCAATCATAATAAACGTCCAGGGTGTCTATGGTGTGTTCGCGGCCGACCACGCCGAAGCTGCCGGTGACCTCGATGTCACGCATGACAGGTGGGTAAACGTCGATTTCGTCGCCCTCGTAAAGGGATACGGCGATGTTTAAATTGCCTTGGGTTTCCAGGCTGATCGCCAGCCCGGTCAGGTGCCGCGTGACGGGTTTGGCATCGTCAATCAGGCGCTCAAGCTCCTGATACATTTCTTCGGTGATGCCGGTATCCAGCACCCCGACCTTCAGCGCGAAGGTGCCCGGCACGCCCTCGGGCACGGTCTGGAACCACTCGACAATCTCGATCAGATAGCCCAGCGGCTCGACCACACGACGTATCGCGCCGATCGTGCCCTTGTGCTTATGGATGTAGAAAGACGCCTTGATGGCCGCGCGCTTGGTCGCCTCAGACCATCGGTAGTCCCAGCGATCGACCGACCACGCCCACGCCAGGTGCGGCAGCAGATGCACCGGACAGGTGTCGGGGTTGTAGAGATCGCGCAGTGGGACAATCGTCTTTTCGAAAAACGCGGCCTCCATGGCCCGTTCCAGTTGCGTGCTGTTGAGCGGCAGTAGACTTTTCATATCAGCCCGCCAGCCTCACGTTGTAGCGCGTACAGAACGCCGCTTGCGCCTTGGTCGGGGCCAAGTCCTGCCACCCGACCAACTCAACCCGGGCAACGCCAGCAACGTGCAGCTGGGCGTCAACAGCGGAGCGCGCGACCTCGACGCCCAGCCGCTTGCGTGGATTGATCCAAGCTGCCAAGCGGCTTTTCGCTTCGGCCAAACTGGCATCTGCTTCCGGACCGGCGCCGGCCATGTGCAGGATGGCGTCAATCTCGTAGCGGATCACCTGCGCGCTCTGCACGGTCACACGATCACCGACCGGGCGCACGTCATCGTCATTCAGAGCATCGGCCACCGTCGCCAACAGCTCCGGCGGCGCTTCACCCTCCCCATCAAACCCCAGCACCGTTACCGTAACGAAGCAAGGCTTCGGGCTTTCGGCCGTGGCGTCTGCCACCAGCCCAGAAGCGTTACGCGCATGCAGGATGTAGCTGTTGCGCGGGCCGGCCGTAGTCAGCCCTTCATAGGCCAACTGGATGCGTTCGCGAAACGGGTCGTCGTCTTCCATGACCTTGGGCACCGGCGGCACCGCCAGCAGATCCTCGGCCTGAATGACCAGGCGCTGCAGATTGACGTTGGCCCCCAAGTGATCGAGGTCGCTGCGAATGGCGTGCGCCAGCAATAGCGCCTTGCCGGCGTCATTGACCCGGGCGCGGTTGCCGACCTTGTTGTAGGCCCCGACCTCAAGCACTTTGACCACTGGATCGCTTTCCAGCGCGGCCGTCCAGTTGCCACCCATGTACCCACGAAAGACGCCTAAACCGTCCTGATAAACCTCTTCGAAGTCCAGAGGCTCCAGCACGGTCGGCGCCGGCAGCGACGACAGATCAACGGTACTCATGCAGCCACCTCCAACGTAACGCCGTCGCCCAGGTACTTCCCGACGATTTGCAGATTGATTTGCCCACCAATGACGGAAAGGACACGCACCTGGTCGAGCTTCAAACGTGGCTCCCAGCGCCCCAAAGCGCGGGCGACCTCAGCCTGTACGGCGCTTTTCCAGCCCTCGTTAACGGGCAAATCGACAAACCGCCGCAGCTTGCTGCCGTACTCCATGCGGTGCCGGCGACTGCCCAGCGGCGTGCTCAAGATGTCGGCAATGGATTGCCGCAGATGCTCGATGCCGGATATGGGTAGGCCGGTCTGGCGATCCATTCCGATCATCGATGTCACTCCTTGAACGGCTCGTATTCTTCGCTGGCTTTCAGGAACTTGACCGCCTCGATGTCGGAGGCCGGCACCACGACCGTCGCCTTCTCCACCGGATAGGAACGGTCAGTACCGGGCACGATCACCAGTCGCGACGTATAGAGCTTGTCGCGGAATTTCAAGGACTCAGGCGATGAGTAAGTTGAGGATGAAAATGCCGGTTCCGAGGATGCTTGTGCATCGGTTGAGGTCGTATCGATCTTGGCCATGTGGTTCTCCAGGCATGAAAAAGCCCGCACTGGGCGGGCTGTGGTGAGCTGAAATTAATGCGTGTGGTGATTGCTGTTGCCGGTGGCATCAATGATTGCACCGGCGCTGGTGATGCCCTTGGTAACGTGTAGCGCGCCGTCGATCATCACCGCCGCTTTCAAATTGATGTTGCCGGCGGTCACGTTCACCGCGCTATCGGTCACGACCGCTTCCGTGCTGGCCACTTTGATGGTGACCGTGCCGCTCGGGAGCGTGATGCTGTAGCTCTTGGCCTGCCAGTCGTAAATCAGCGACCCGCCATCATCAAAACGCCAGACCTCGACATGGTCGCGATTATCTGGCGGCGGCCCGGCATTGCCATACAAGCCCGGGACAAACGTGCCTTGTGACACGTCACCGCTGGGACTGATCAAACTGCCCTGCTCGCCCAAAGACGGCGCCCGCCAGTGCCTGGCCTTGCCGGCGGCGATGCTGTGCCACCGCACCCAAGCGCTGACCCATTCACTGCCGTCCGACACGCGACATACCGGCGGCGAAGCGGACAGATCCAGCGCGACCACATAGCAAGCCTTTACCGCCCCCGCGATCATGCGGTCATGCTGGGCGCTCGCGTAACTCACGGCAGATCCTCCGGCCTGAATTGCCCGTCACCCGGATCGACTTCTAACACCAACGACCCCGGCAGCTCGTCCGGCCACGGCCATTCCTCAAGGCCGAGATAAACTTGCTGAGTCCACTCCACCAGCCACACCGTGTATCCATCCAGGTGCGGCTGGGTCCAGTCCTGCAGCGATTGCACAAACTCGGCGGGTTCAACTGCCAACCCCCACGTCTGCGAACGCAGCAACACCGCTAACTGCGTCGCCAGTTGCACGGCCTGTTGATGATGGTGCGCCTTGATCGGGTCAACAATGATCCGAGCCTCGAACTTGCACACCAGCGAGGTTTCGCCGGTGCCGATATCTTTACCCGGCTCGATCTCGGCCACCTCCAGAAACACCGCTGGCAGCAACACGCGATCCTTAATGTCTGGCCAGGCTGTGACGGTTTGCACGCCAGGCAAGTGGGTACGAAGATGCTGTTCTACCGCCCTATAAAACTGGTCCAGGCTGAACGGTTCTTCAGGCATTGCCGATCCTCTTAAGGTATTTCTGCAGCTCAAAGTTGAGTTCTTGTTTGAGAATCTCCAGCAGACGCTCATCTGCCTTTTTGACCCAGCTGTCGAAATGCGGCCGGGCTTGCTCCAGCGACACCTTGGCTTTGGCCAGCGGGAAACGACTACCGTTTTCGGCGACCCAACCCGAACTCGGCCCGCGACCGGGGGACACCGTACTGTCCGGGTAGTCGTCTCCGTTGAAATGCTTGCTGGCTGTGCGGATCCAGATGTCGGGTTTGTTGCCGTAGACCTTCTTGAGAAAGGCACCTTCATAACGCCGCCCCGCCACCGACACACCGCTCCCGGTCTGCCGCGCCCGGCCGATCCGGCTGGATTCGATGGCGTTCAAACCGAACCACAGTTTGCCGCTCGCGGCACCGCCGGAAACCGGATAGCTGCGCAACCGCTGACGCACCGCTGCAACAGCAATGCGCTCTGACCGGCTGACGGCTCGGGCAATGTGCGTGCGCAACCAGCCCAACGTCTTGTTGATTGCGCGTCGATGCGCCGCAGCGGCCGCTTTCGGCACCACCTTGGCAAAGTCCTGGAACG